TCAATCCGCAACAGGCCGCGGTCTTCATCGAGGCGTTCTCCAATGTCACCTAGTCAACAAGCACTTTATCGCATGTGTGGCGTTGTTGATCGCCAGCTTGTCGAATCTGCTTTGGAAACGCTCAAGCGGGGTCGCGGCGGCGTGGGATATCTGACCACACGGGCCGCGCTCGCGCTGTTCTTGGATCCGACATACAAGCCGGGGATTGACCGCACCGGGCAATAACTGATAACTAAGGTCAACGAAAGAGGGGACACCCATGACCGAAATTGTCCGACTGACACCGGAACAGCGCGAGCGCGTCATAATCGATGCCGCCGTCACCGCGTCCGAAACACACGGCCTATGTGGCTGGACGCGCCGCGTGCTGGCAGAGGCGTGCAGCGTCAACACGTCGCCGCAATTGACAAAGCACTATTTTCCGAACCTGGAAGATCTGCGCAAGCGTGTGTTGCTGCATCCGAACTGCACGGATGACATGCGCGCACAGGCTCGCGCTATGGGTATTTCCTACCGCTAACCACTACATTTCGTGTCAACAGATGCGGGAAAAATAAACTCGTTGCCGACCACGCGGGCAGCGGGGTAGCAAATTATACTCTGACGCAACAGGTGACGTGTAATGGATTCCGCAGAATTTCTTGCGAACTGGTACGGCGGTGCGCCGTTCACCCTCACAACGATACCGGTGGACGGCGGCGGACCGACCGGGCAGACGTTTACAGACCCCGCAGCGGCGGCACAGTGGGCCAGTCTGCAAAACGCAGCGCGTCGCAACGTCTATTTCCACGTCAACCCTGGAGCCGACACCAATAACAGCGGTAAGCTGACGAAATCCGAACTGTCCGCCCTGATCGGCTGGCACGTCGATCTTGACCCGCCTGCGGGTATGGGTCCAGGGCCCAACTATGACGCATGGCGCGCCGATGCGCTGGCAAGGGTGACGGCCTGCAATCCGTCGATCATCATTAACAGCGGGCGCGGATTGCAAGCTTACTGGAGATTGCGGGACGCCGCGGAAGCGACGCCGGAAAACATCGACCGCATCGAGCAGATGAACCGCGCAACCGTACGGCTGGTCGGCGGCGATAAAGCAGCCGTGGACGCCTCCCGGATCATGAAACTGCCCGGAACCATCGCCTATCCGAACCCGGATAAATCCGCCGCGGGCTGGCAGCCATCGACCGCGGCGGTGATCGGCGGCACGGGTGGTCGGTTTGATCCAAATCAATTTACAGCGTTCGAATCCTGGCTGCACGCAAGCGCCCCCGTTCCGCCCGTCATGCCGACGCCCGCTGCGATCGATGACGGGCCGATCAGTCCCGAAGAATTCCGCGCGCTCTGTGATCGGGTGACGCGGAAACTGCGCGGCGGGCGCAACGCCATGCTGCTAGACCTCGGCATTCCGGACCGGTCCGGCGGCGATGCGTCTGACGTCTGGGGCTGGATGATGCGGGCGACAGCGGAAGTCACCAGCCGAAACGATGTGGCGCGCGAGGTGCTGCTGAACTTCGGGTTCGTTGACAAAACTTATCCGCCGTCTGGCAGCGAAACGCGGCGTCAGAAATGCGAACGGGAATTGCGCGAATACTGGCAGGCGCAGGTGACAGCAACCGCCGACCGGCGCGCGACCGGATCGCTCGAAGGTTTGAAGGAACTTGCTCAGCGCACCGATCCCGACGCAGTTGACGAACTCGCAAGTCACGCGGCGCGGCTGTCTGCGGCGGAACGTGACGCGCTGCTGACCGAAGTCAAACAGACGCGTCCCGATATTGCCAAGCCGTTGCAGGCAGCCATCGGTGCGGAAATCGACGCGTTCCGTGTCGCCCAGGGCGAACAGCAATTTGACGCGATACGGGGCGGCGAGCTCTCCCGCTGGTTTATTGTCGGCGACGACGGGACCGGATCACCAGCGGCCATCAACCGCCACACGGGGCGGGCGGTAACGTTCGGAAATTTCCTGATCCGGTTCAAACATCTCCCGACAATTGCGGTTCCGGCCGGTGACAAAATCAAACTGGTCGAGGCTGCCGCGCACTGGTGGTCAGACCCCGAAACCGAACGATACGCAGAACTCGCTTTCGATCCCGACAAGCCCGTACAGTGGCGGACCGATCACGGGGAAATGCTGCGCAACGCCTATCTGCCGGCGCATCGCGCATCGGCGCCGACCGGGCAGGACGTTTCGCCATATCTGCACATCCTCGCATCAAACTATCCAGATCCGGGCGATCAGGAGGTAATACTCGGCGCACTGGCGTTTGCGGTTCAGAACCCCGGAAAAATGCTGCTGTGGGCGCCCGTGCTTCAAGGGGCTCAAGGTTGCGGCAAGGGTCTGCTGATCAAACAACCACTGTCGCACTGCATCGGTGGGAACCTTGGCGTTGTCAGTCCGAAGGCGCTGGTGGCCGAATACAACGGCTATATGTACCGGAAAACAACGGTCGTGGTGGACGAAATCGGGGAACGTTCCAAGGCTGCCATGACGGACCTGATCGAGGAACTGAAAGAGCCCGTAGCGGAAAGCGTCGTACCGTACCGCCTCATGCGAACCGATCCGTTTAGCGGCCAGAATTTCACATGCTGGTTTTTCATGACGAACCACATTGACAGCATGTTAGCAAACGACCCAAGCGAACGGCGCTGGGCGCAACTGGTTAGCGTCCTGCAAACGCCGGAAGCCATCGAGGCGGCATTCCCTGCCGATCTGTGGGACGGATACCCCACTGTGATCGAGGCGGCAGGCGGGCTTGGTCAGAACTGGTTCACCTATTACCGCACCTGGTGGAATATGGGCGGCAACGAGGCGGTGCGGGGGATGCTTGAGACGCGCGCTATGGCGACACCCGGTCGTGCGCCGATGACAACCACACGGGCGGACGCTGTGGCCGCCTCCGAGCCGGATCTGATCCGCATTGCGCGGGAATGCATCGCGGCAGGTGATCCGGGCTTTCGCGGCGGGTTCGTGTCCAGCAATGCGATCCGTACAGCGATGGAAGGCGAGGGGTTACGGGTGCCTGCGGGTCGGTGGATGGCCCAGCACATGCGCCGCCTCGGCTACTGTGACAGCGTGCGGTTCCGCCCCACACCGGCAGAGGATATGCGGTTCCCGGCGGCTAAGCAAGCACGGCTCTACTTCAACGACCCGACACTTGCCGAATGTGAAACGCAGCGGGTCGTTGAACTATACGACGCCGCCCAGGCCGAAGAACTTCAGCCGAAACGTTCGAATATTGTGCCGATGAAACCGCCGGGGACTTGACGCAGCGTCCTGCAACGCGTAGCGTGGAAAGCATCGGAACCACCACTCACTTCCTCCTGTTGAAACTGACCCGCTTCGGCGGGTCTTTTTTTTTGGCTGACTGTTAGCTTACACGGGTCGCACGGGACGCCCAAGAACAGAAGCTGCGGGAAATGCTGGCTGAATAGTGGCACATAAACGGCTAATAAACGGGGCGCTTCGGCGCCCTTTTTGCTGTGCCGATAGACCGAAATTCTATCGGCACAGGCGATTCTATCGGCACAGCAAAATTTTATCCGTGTGCCGATAGAACCGATTTGTGCCAGTAGTGTGCCGATAGAATATTTCTATCGGCACAGCACAAGTGGCTGTTTTTCATATGTTTCTATCCTTCTGTGCCGGCTGTGCCGATAGAATAGGGGGTATCCACTGTCAGAGAAAAATATACGAAAAGGTTAATTTATAATTTCGTATTAGCCGATATTGTCTGATTTTATCCGATTTTATCCGTTATTATCTGGGCGTTTGTTTTTTGCCAGAGTGAAATAGAATCTATCGGCACAGCCGGCACAGACCCCCCCGTGGCAGCCGTCTTGCGCGGGGTCGCATTTGCCCGTATATTGACCGCAACTGATAACAATCTGGACCCATGCGAAATGACACCGAAACAGGAACGTTTCGTCCAAGAATATTTGAAAGACCTGAACGCCACGCAGGCGGCTATTCGTGCGGGCTACAGTGAAAACACGGCTGGAAAAATTGCCCACGAAAACTTGACGAAACCGGAAATCGCCGCAGCCGTCGCCAAGGCCCAGATGCAGCGGGCCGCACGGACCGAGGTGACACAGGACCGGGTGATCCACGAACTGGCGAAAATTGCGTTCAGCGATCTACGGCAAGTGGCCGATTGGTCCGGTGGACGGATCAACACAAAAGACAGCGGGCAGATTCCGGATAAGGTCGCGGGTGCTATCTCTGAGGTGCGGAACACCAAGGAAGGGATTGTGGTCAAGATGCATGACAAGATCGCCGCGCTGGATCGCCTCGGCAAGCATCTGGGCATGTTTGTAGAGAAGGTGGACCACACGTCCAGCGACGGCAGCATGACGCCAGCAGCGCCCGACACGGTGACACCCGCAGCCGTGGCCGCCCTGGTCGATAAGCTGACAGGCTGATGGCCGTCCCCCCGATTGAATGGGACGGGCTGTCGGCGGTTGAGCGGCTGGCCATAGCGGCGGCTGGCGAACAGAACCCGCTAGCCTTCACTGCGGCATGGTTCAACATTACCCAGGGCGAAAGTTTTCAAGCGAACTGGCATCATCACTATTATGCATGGGCTGCTGAAAAGCTGCTGTCCGGTGCTGCAAAATGCGTTGTGATCAACGTGGCACCCGGTGCGACCAAGACAGAATTTTTCAGCATCCACTTACCAGTCTACGCAATGGTGAAATTTCCGAAAGTCCGCGTCCTGAACGGATCGTATTCGAAAGACCTCGTGGACGAAAACAGCGGACGCAGCCGGGAACTGGTCCGGTCTTCTGAGTTTCAGGAGATCTATGGATTTCAGATCGGCAAGGATAAGGTGGACAACTGGACGGTCCAGAAAGACGGCAAGCGGGCGCACCAGCTTTTCAGTCGGTCCAATGGCGGGCAGATTACCGGGGCGCGGGGCGGATATATGGGTCCGGGCTTTTCCGGCTACGTCTCGGCCGATGATTGGGACAAGCCGGACGATATGTTCAGCGATCCGAAGCGCAATCGCTCACACACGCGCCTTGTTAACACGCTGCGGTCGAGGCGGGCTCAATACGACACACCCTTCCTGTTTATCCAACAGCGCCTTCACACCGACGATAGCAGTGCGTTCATTTTGTCCGGCGGCATGGGGCTATCGGTCGATCTGCATATTGAGATACCGGCCTTGATCGATCAGGACTACATCGACAAGCTCCCGGATGCCGTCCGGGAGCGTTGCATTCGGGACGTTTGCGGGCATGACCCTGTTGACGGGTTGTGGAGCTACTGGCCCGCCAAGGAAAGCATTGCCGACCTGCTGGCGTTGCGCGAGGCGCACCCTTACACGTTTTTGAGCCAATACATGCAGGCGCCGAACAAGCTGGATGGCGGGATTTTCACCGAGGGCGGCTTTCTGTATTTTGGTGATGAAGATGGCGGCGCCGACCTACCGCTACCCCGCAAGTGGGAATATCGATTCATCACGGCAGACACCGCGCAGAAAACGAACACTTGGAACGATTGGACCGTGTTTGCGGAATGGGGCGTGTTTGAGGGCCGTATCTATCGCCTGAACTATCAGCGCGCCCGAATGGAAGCGCCCCAGCTACGGCGGGATTTTACGTCATTCGTGAACGCCTGTTGGGAGAAAAATAGCGGTTTAGCGGGCAACCTGCGGGCGGTGCTGGTCGAAGACAAGGTGAGTGGTACCGGTCTGATTCAGGAAGTGCAGGGCAAACTGCCGTTGCGGATAACGCCGGTCCCGCGCGAACGCGACAAGCTGACCCGCGCGCTGGACGCCCAGGGCCATCAGGCGGCGGGTAAGGTGGTGCTGCCGCTTGACGATCCGCAGAATTTCGAGTTCGTGGCAGAGGTGGCCAGTTTCACCGCCGACGACAGCCATAGATTCGACGACCAAACTGATGTAATGATTGATGCGATTGATTATGCTATCATCAAGCCCGCAACCGCTGCTGATAAAACGAAGGTGACATGGTGACAGACGAACCGAAGACCGGAACAGTCCGTGTGAATAGCGAACTGGTGTCGCGCAATCGCCTGTCAAATCTGGCCGGTGTGACCCACGGCGGGGAGCGAGATCTTTACGCAACGTTTGGTTATGTGCGCAACCTCGATCCGCAAGATTACGTCAACGCCTATCTGCGACAGGACATTGCGGCCCGTGTGGTCGATGCCTACCCGGATGCGACATGGCGCGAGGCGCCCAAGGTCAAGGGGTCTGGCGAATTCGTCCAAGCCTTTGCCGATCTGGACAAGAAGCTGAACCTCTGGCGCGCGATGCACCGCGGCGACCGGCTGGGCAACCTTGGACACTATGGCGTGCTGCTGCTGGGCCTCGATGGTGGTCAGCCCATGGATCAGCCGGTGCGGGGGACGGGGTTCAATTTGCTGTACGTGCAGCCACATTCGGAGCGCACAGCACAGATCACCAGATGGAATGATAACCCGCAATCGCCCCGGTTCGGCAAGCCTGAACTGTATCGGCTGACTACCGGCGTCAACTGGACGGGATCGGGCGCAGGCCAAAAGTCGATCACCGTTCACCATTCGCGCGTGATCCATTTTGCTGAGCGGGCGCTTGAAGATGAAAGCATCGGGACGCCGCGGCTTGAACGCGTCTGGAACCGTTTGCAGGATCTGGATAAGCTGCTGGGTGCCGGTGCTGAAATGTACTGGCAGAATGCGGCGATGATCATGCACCTGAAAGCTGAACTTGACGTCCAGTGGGATCCGGCGGAAGCCGCCGCGCTAAAATCCCAGATCGATGAAATGCAGAACGGCCTGACCCGTTGGCTGAGAACGCGCGGCGTGGACGCCCAGAACATCGCCCCGGGTCTGCAAGGTGCCGATCCGTCAAATTTGATCGATTGGAATTTGAAGGTTATCGGCGGTTCGGAAGGCATCCCAGCCCGTATCCTGATTGGTTCGGAGCGTGGCGAACTGTCGTCGCAGCAGGACGAAAACAATTTCACCGGCCGCGTCGAGGAGCGGCGCGAGCAATACGCCGGTCCGTCCATCGCCGAGGCGACGATTTCCCGCCTGTCCGCGCTGGGCGTCCTGCCCGCCGGTTATGAGGGCATCGAGTGGCCCGAGAACGACACACTGGGCGAGGCGGGGCGCGCTGAAATCGCGTTCAAGAATGCTCAGGCCATCGCGACCTATGCCAATGCGCCGGGTTCCGAATTGCTGGTGAGTCCTGCCGAGTTCCGCAAGGGGCTGGGTTATGAGGGGGCGTTGCCCGGATTCAGCGAAGACGAGCCGCTTGATGTGTAAGGCGTGCGATCAAATCACCACCAACGCGGCGCGCCGATACGACCCGACGCAGACCACCACGCTGCGTCAGCAGTTTGAGGCGGACTTGGCCCGTCGGTTCCGGGCCATTGCGAAAGAGATCAGGAAACGCGTCGGACAGGATGACGGGTTCGGCCTGAAAACGAACCGGGGTGAATTCGAATTCGCCAGATCCGACCAGAAAGTCGCGGCGTTCATGGAGTGGCTGCAACAGCAGGTTAATGCTGGCGTTCTGGAAATCCGCCGTGGCGAGACGATGCAGCAAGCGGGCCAACGCGCCTGGACAAACGTGTATATCCGCAGCGCGTACCAGAAAGGCATCGCACAGTCGGCGTCCCGGATGCGGGCCGAAGGCGCACAGGTTGCGCCGGAATGGGTTGAGACGGCATTCACGCGACCGTTCCATGCAGATCGGGTCGGGCTCGCCTACACCCGGACGTTCAACGACCTGCGCGGCATCACTGCGGAAATGGACAAGCAGATCAGCCGTACGCTCGCCGCCGGTCTATCAGAGGGTAAAGGCCCAATGGATATCGCCCGCGCTCTGGTGGATCGGGTCGAAAAGATCGGCATCGTCCGGGCTCGGATGCTGGCCCGGACAGAAGTTGTGGCCGCCCACGCCGAAGCGAGCCTGAACGTTTTTGATGAGGCCGAGGCCGAAGGCGTATCGTTAGAGGCGGAATTCACCACGGCACAGGACGACAAGGTCTGTCAGGAATGCCAGGCGCTTGCGGAAAAAACTTTCACGATCCGGGAGGCGCGCGGTATGCTGCCGGTGCACCCGAACTGCCGCTGCACATGGCTGCCGGTGGTCAAGAATCCGAGAGAGGTGAATTTGCGATGATCTGGGGCTTTTTGTTTGCCGTGTTTGTGATCTGGGGCTTCCTGAAAACTGCGCAGGCTGCCGGTGATCGGGTCAATGGTGGCGACTGGGGGCGCCTTGCGATTGCTGGCGCTGCGCTCGTCGCGCCGTTACTTTTCGCAATGCTCTGGGGGATCAATTGAATGGCACTGGAATACCCGCCATTCAATACGCAGACAGTGCGCGAATGGATTTCATTTCAGCGCCAATTCGATACGTTTTGGCAGACCGCAAGCAACGGGGCTGAACAGATCACGCTGCGCACAACCGGGATTCCCGAACTATCGACGTATTATTACGGCTTTACGGTTCCGGTGGGTCGCGTTTTTGTGCTGTATCGGAGGGATCTGACGCTAACCGAAGGCGCCTACAACGTCGATGTTGTTTCGTCGGCGGGAGGTTATACCGGCGGCACCCCTGCGCTGCGAACAACTTTGCGGGCGGGCGCCGGACAAACTGTCCAAACGCAAATCTTTGGCGGCGTAACCCCTGTCGGAGCATTGACCGTCCGCACGAATGGATTTATCGACAACGGCCTCGGGCAGGGTAGCGGGATTGATAGCGGCGGGACGGATAGCGAAGATGTTTTCAAAATGTTTCCCGCCGGATCGTCCCTGTTGCGCGTCCAGCAGACAGCGGGAAGCGGCACGTATACATCCAATATCCGAATCATTTGCTGGGAGCTTCCGGCAGAGAATTGACAGTTTGCGATTTGCATATTCCATGTTATAAATTTGCAAAACGTTCTGACACGGGCACGAAATGACGCTGCACACAATCACTGCAAATTTCCAATCCGCCCCGGACGGCGTTCGTCGGGACGTGTTCGAAGGCGTCGAACATCTCGTCGTGCCGGTGGTGATGATCTGCGAAGGCGTTCTGAATGACGCCCTGGTCCCTGCCGCAGAGTTCGGAAAATACCCCGAAGCGTGGAACGGCCGCCCGATCCCTGTCCTGCATCCACAGGAAAACGGGGCGTATATCAGCGCGAACCGCCCGGACGTTATCGAGCGGAACACGATCGGCACGATCTTCAATGCGCGCGTTGTGGACGGCAAGTTGAAGGCCGACGCCTGGATCAACACCGAAAAATCGCGGCGCCTCGGCTATGGCGACCTGATCACGCAGCTCGAAGCCGGTGAGATTGTCGAAGTCTCGACCGGCTATTTTTCGGACGATGAAATGCGGGCCGGGGATTACAACGGCGCGCCGTATTCATCCATTCATCGCAATATCCGCCCGGATCATTTGGCCCTTTTGCCGGGGGAGATTGGCGCATGCAGCGTTCAAGACGGCTGCGGCACGCGGGTCAACAGCAAGAAAGGATCGTTTGCCATGAAGGTAAATGAAGCGATGGTCACGCTGGCGAAAGCCCTTGGCCTCAAAAGCAACTGTCAATGCGAAGAGGATCAAGGCATGGACATTCTGAAAGAGGCGGAAGGTCTGGTGAAAGCCAACATGATCGACGCCAAGCAACTCGCGGCCATCCAGAAGATGGACCCCGCCGACCGCGAGGTCATGGCCGCTTTCATTGGCGCCCTTGGGAACATGGGTGGCGAAATGGAAGAGCCGGAAGGCATGGAAGACATGCCGGGCGAAGAAGAGGACATGCCGCTGATGGCACAGAGCGAAAAGAACAAGGGTGACGCGCCCAAGGTGATGACCGAAGCCGACATCAACAAGCTGATCGCAAACGGCGTCGCCGAAGGCGTGAAGAGCGAAATTCGCCGGATCGAAGTTCTGGGCAAGCTGGCGACCAACTCCGCCAATAAGCTGACCGAGGACCAGATGAATGCGATGAGCGTCGAACAGCTGGAAGCGGTCGAACAGATGATCCGCCCGGTGGACTACTCGGGCGCTGGTGGTTTCGCGACGAACTCGGACGCCATCGACAACAACGTCCAGCCGATGCCGCTGCGCGGCGTTCTCGGCGGCAAGAAAAAGGAGGCGTAAGACATGACGTCCGCAACCACCCCAAAGGTGATCGAGCTTTACGGCTACGGGATCCAGAACGAGGCGACCGTAACCGACGCTGTCGTCACCCCCGGCATGCTCCTGACCCGCACCGCAACCGGTGTTCGCCCCCACAATGTCGCGGGCGAGACCGCAGCACCGGCAATCGCGCAGGAATACGGTCTGACCGGGCGCGGCATCGATGACAACTACGCCATTGGCGACCAGTGCATCTACAAAACCTATGCGCCCGGCTCATCCGTCTACGCCCTTGTGGCCGCCGGGGCGACCGCCATCACGCAGAACGCCTATCTGGCCTCGGCCGGTGACGGTACGCTGGCAATCGCCGGCCTTGATGACGTCGTCGTTGCGCAGGCGCTGGAAGCCGTGGACAACTCGGGCGGCGGAACTGCCGTTCGTATCAAAGTCGAAATCATCCCGGCGCAGCGCACCGCACCGGCATAAGGAGAGGCAGCATGTCTTTTGAAAGCTTCATGAATTCGGGCATGGCGGGCGGCGAAAACGACGTTCTCGCAAAGCGCCCGTACATCGCCACCAATGGCCGTTACGCTGGTCATCCGGTGGTTACTGTCAACACCGGGCAGCTGGACGAAGGCGGAAACCCCGTCTACGCCGAACGCCCGATCAACACGAACGCCACGCTGCGCAAGGACGAATGGATCGATCTTGAAGATCAGATCATCGAAGCCGCCCGCGAACGCCTGGTTATCGTTGACGATCTGCAATCCGCTGACCTGACTTACAACGTCGGCGGGCTGGGCACGATCATCAGCGAATGGGAAACCGGATCGGAAATCACCGACGCCGAAATCACCATGGATGGCGAAACGGTCAACAACAAAGATCGCCAAGCGTTCGGCCTGAATGGCGTGCCGATCCCGATCATCCAGAAAGATTTCACCATCGGCGAACGGATGCTGCTGGCCTCCCGTCAGCGCGGCGCGTCCCTGGACGTGACCACTGGCACCGAGGCGGCCCGGGCCGTTGCGCGCAAGTCGGAAAGCATGGTGTTCTTTGGCGCAAACATCGGCGCGTCGAACAGCGCGGGCACCAGCTACAGCATTCCCGGCCTGACCACTTTTGCAGATCGCGAAACCTACACGATCTCGGATTGGTCGTCCGCGCTTGTGACGCCCGAAACGATCTTCACCGAGATCCTGGCAATGGTGCAGGCGCTCGAAACTAACCAGCGGTCTTACGGCCCATTCAACCTGTACATCCCAGGCGTCTATGCGTCGCGTTTCCGCGAGGATTTCAAAGAGTTCTCCGACAAAACGCTGATGGAACGCGTTCAGGACGAGGACAGCATTGCCCGGGTTCGCGTTTCCGACGTGCTGACCGACGGCAACGTGATCCTGCAGGAAATGAACCGCCGCGTTATCGATCTGGCTGTGGCTGCCGACGTGACCACCGTTCAGTGGCAATCTGGGTCCGGTTTTACCAACAACTTCAAGACCTATGCCGCATGGGCGCCGCGTCTGAAATCGGACTATGACGGCCGTTGCGGCACTTGCCACGGGAGCACCGCATAATGTCTGATTCCAAAAAGATCAAACTACGCGTGACGCGTCGCCACCACACGGTCAATGGCAAGAAATACGGCCCTGGCCAGCCCGACGGCGATACGTTTATGGGAACCGAGAAAATGCTGCAGGCGATGCCCGATCGCCTGCAGCTGGCATCGGCCCCGGTCGGCGTTTCGGCAGATGCTTCCACTCTGGCCGAGGCCGAGAAAGGTCGCGATCTGTACAAGGCCGCCGCCGACGAAGCGCAGAAGGAACTGGGGGAGGTCAAAGAGAAATTGGCTGCGGCCGAAGCCGAACTGACCAAGCTGAAAGCACCGGCTGGTGGCATGCCGTCGCCTGGCGCGAAAGGTTCGAAGAATGCCGACACTGCCAACGGCAAGTGAAGTCATTGCGCTCACGGCAACCGATTTTTCGGAGACCGTGGTTGACGCAATCATTGCGGATGCAGCCCTCATTGCCGAGGGCTGCGTTTCGGCGTATTCCGATGCGCGCCAAACGGCGATCATCAAATGGTTAGCCTGCCACCTGATCGCAAGCACAAACGGGGCCAGCGGGTCAGGGTCCGGGTCGCTGGCCAGCTTCAAGATGGGCGATGCGTCTGAAAGCTATGCAAAATCGTCACTGAGTGGCGAGGGATTGAAGGCCACGCACTACGGCCAGCAAGCTTTGATGCTGGACACTGACGGATGTCTTGCGCGCCTCGGGCGCCCGCCTGCCACGGTGGAGGCGCTTTTCTGATGACCATCTACACCCGGAACATGAACCAGGATGCGATCTATTATCCGCCGCTCGGGCAGGATGGGTTCGGCGATCTGTCATGGGGCCCGGGTGTGGCGATCAAATGTCGCTGGCAAGACAAGGCCGAATTGTTTCGCGACACGCAGGCCCGCGAGGTCGTGTCGTCGTCAGTCGTTTATCCGGCATACGACTGCCGGGTGGGCGGAAAGATCGGGCTTGGCGCCGCAACTGTGGACGAGGCCATAGAGATCCGCCAGCGCGGTTCCAGCCCGTCGCTGAAAGCCGGTCAGGAGCTTATCAAATTATGGCTGTAGGAATTGAGGTTGAAGGGCTGGACGACCTGAACCGCCAGCTGCAAAAGATCGCCAAAACGGCCCCGGTGGCGGTGCGCCGCGCATCGTTCGCGGGCGGCCTTGTGATCCAGCGGGCGTCACAGGAAAACACTCCCGTCGAGTATGGGAACCTCAAAGGCTCTGCATACACGCAAAGGACGCAGCTTGGCGCAGAGGTCGGCCACACCGCGGCATATGCCCTGTTTGTCCATGAGAATATGGAGCAGGTTTTGAAGGGCGAGCCGCGCCCGTCTGGCCTCGGAACATACTGGAATCCCGGCGGGCCGAAGTTCCTGGAACGCGCCGTGAATGAGAATGCCGAAGAGGTCCGCGACATCGTGGAAGCCTATCTTGAAGAAGCAATCAACGGAGTCTGACCATGGTCGACATTACAATCACCCCCGCAAGCGTCATTGCCGGAACTGGCACAATCCAGAAGGCCGGCACATCCGGCGCGACAATTGTCGCCGGGAACATCGTCTATCTGGATCCGACCGATAGCAAATATAAGCTTGCCGATTCCGATGCCATGCCTGCCGGTGTGACTGTCGTTTATCTCGCTTTGAATGGCGCGTCAGACGGCCAGCCGATCACCGTTCTGCAGCGGGGCGACGTCGCGCTGGGCGCGGTGCTGACCGCCGGGGCGCGCTATTATCTTTCGGAGACCGCCGGGGGCGTGCAGCCCGAGGCCGATCTCGGCGTCGGCGAAGACGTCATTTTGCTAGGATTGGCCAGCGACGCCAGCACCTTGCAATTCAATCCACAAAACCCGGGCGTTACGCTTTAATGAGGACGCCCGCGCACGATACCGCTCTGACACTGTCGGCGCTGGCCGGGTTCGGCGCATTCGGCGGCGCGGACGACTGGTCAACGTATGTGGGTCGCGAACCGCTGGCGGCCGACGGGCCAGTGAACTGCGTGACCGTTTACGACACGGGCGGCGCGCAAAACATTCTTGCCGATCTGCGCAATCCGTCGATCCAGGTACGCGTCCGGTCCGCCTCGTATGTCTCGGGGTGGCAAAAAGCGAACGAAGCATACGAGGCGCTCGTAAATGACCTGCAATCTGCGGTCGAAGATGCTACTATCCTGACGTGGGTCGCGATTTCCGACGTGACTTTCATCGGACGTGACGACGGCGACAGATGCCTGTTCACCGTGAATTTCAACATGCTGCGCGATGGCGCGGCGGCATAAGGGGGCCACATCATGGCAGCTTTCAATGGGCGCCTTGTCACCATCGACAAGAACGCCGTAACAATCGAAGACGAACTGCGCACCAAAACGGTGAACTTCAACGGCGAGCTTGTGGACGTCACCACCTCGGGCGATTCCGGCTGGACGACCACGCTCGACGGTGTGTTCAACACCAACAACGTGACGCTTGCGATCGACGGCGTGATCAAAAACACCACCCTGTCGGACATGGCGTTCAGCGGCGCGCAGGACACTTTCACGATCACCGTTTCGGATCTGTTCACGCTGACCGGAACCTGGCAGTTTCAGGCTGGTTTCAGCATCGGCGCGCCGTATGATGGAGAAAGCACGATCAGCGGCACCCTGCAATCCGTTGGCGAAATCACCAAGGCGCCGGTTGTCTGATGGGCGGCGTATTTCGTGAAATCGAACTGAAATGGAAAGGCGAGGTGTACACCATGACGCCCAGCCTTTCCATTCTTCGCAGCATCAAATCGCACGGTCTGAACAACGTGCAGCTTGCCAGCGAATGCTTCCACGGCGGCGTCGATCCGTGCGATCTGGTGATTGTCCATCGCGCATTCTTGGGCGCGGCTGGCGTGTCGATCACCGAAGAGGAAAGCTACGAGTTCCTGACCTCTGGCGCATCGGAAGTTGTCGAATTTCAGCTGGCGTATGTGCAGGCCGTCATTCCGTCGGTGGACCTCGGAAAAAAGCCCGCAGCCCCCGCGCCGAAGAAAAAGAAGTCGAAGCCGGGGCGCCGCAAGAAGACCTAGACTTCAACGTCATGTATATGGCGGCGCGGGGCTGGGAATTGGCCCCGTCCGAAATCTGGCAAATGACCATGGCCGAATTCATTCTCGAATTCGAAACGCGCCGCCCGCACGCGCCGACAGATTACGCCGGGAACTTGACCGAGGGCGATTTGGAGGCCATCAAGGAAGAGGCCGCGAAAGCCCGGGCAAAACGAGAGGCGAAAAAGAATGGCCCTGAAACCGCTTAAAGTCATCATTGGCGGCGACACTTCACAGCTGGACCGCGCATTGGACCGCGCCGGGCGGAATATCAAAGGGTTCGCTGTCGCCGCTGCCGGGGCTGCTGTGGCGGCGGCTGGTGGCCTTGCCGTGCTGACGGCGCAGGGTGTGGGTCTGGCGAAACAGATCGACGTCTTGGCAAAGCGGGCGAACAGCACGCCGCGGGACTTCCAGAGAATGGCGGCCGGGGCGCGTTCCGTCGGCGTTGACATGGAAAGAATGTCCGACATCCTGCAGGATGTGAACGACAGGGTGGGCGACTTCCTTGTCACCGGCGGCGGCCCGATGGCGGATTTCTTCGAAAAGATCGGGCCGCTGGTCAACGTGACTGCCGAAGACTTCAAAAACCTGTCCGGTCCGCAGGCGTTGCAGCTTTACGTTTCGTCCTTGGAAAAAGCGGGCGCCAGTCAAGCACAGATGACGTTTTTTATGGAGGCCTTGTCGTCCGAGGCCACGTCCCTCCTGCCACTGCTGCGCAATGGTGGCGCGGAAATGCTGCGCTTTGGAAACGCCGCGCAGGAGGCGGGCCAGATTATCGACGATTCGGTCATCGCCAGCGCCAGCCGCGCCCACACCGCGCTCCAAACGATTACGCTAACTCTCGACAGCCTGAAACTGCGCCTTGCTGCTGAGGTTGCCCCCGCGCTTGAAGAGGTTGCGGAGCGGTTCAACGTGCTCGCCAGAACGACGCTTGCCGCCGCGGTTGAACGCTTGTCGAAAGCATTCGGCAACCTGGTCGACGTGATCCTAAAACCCGAATTTATCGACGCCGTAGCGGGCGCGTTTGAGGGTCTGGCGAATTTCACCGCCGGGGCAGCAGAGGCGTTTGTGATCGCATCGCAAAACGTTGAAGTTTTAACCGTTGCGTTTGGTGGTCTTGCTGTTGCCGTGGCCGCCGTGGGCGGCCCCTTGACGCTGGTTGCCGGTGCTCTGGCGGCAGCATTGGTGGGAATTTCAACATGGCGTGGTCGGCTGAACGATGTATCGACAAGTGCGGAAGCGGCGAAACAGGCGCAAGAAAACCTGAACACTGCGCTGGGGACGTTTAGTCAAACCGGCGCACCGTCGGCAGCCTCGGAAGCTTTGGGCTATGCGCAGGACTTGAAAACGCAGGCTGAGGCCGCGCTTGCCGCCGCCGAGGCGGAGCTTGCTCTGCACCGTGCCGAAGCAGTGCGAATTGGCGACATGGTGAAAAACGGCCATTTGCGCAACTTGACGATGGAAGAACAAGCCAAGGCGAGCGCAAAAGAACACCGCCTTTTGACCCAATTGACGCAGGCTACAGGGGATCTTGCAAATGCGCGATTGACGGTCGCGAATCTTCAACTTGGCGCGGCAGATCGCCCGACGCTTCCGGGAACTGATGGTGACAGCGGAGACCCGCCCGAGGACCTGCCGATTCTACCCGGCGGCGGTGGTGCGGATGAGATTGCCGCCCGCCTGGAAGCATTGCAGCAGGGTCTGATGACGGAACGCGAGTTGCTGGAAACATGGCGGGAGGAAAATCTTGAAGCGTTGAAATCCGCAACCGATCAGGAATTGGAGGCGATCGGCGGGGTGAACGCGGCCAAGTTGCGTCTTGAAGAGGAATATCAGCGGCGGCTTGCCGAAATCCGCAGCACCGAGCAATCGCAGACATTGAACAGCTACGGGACGCTGTTCGGCAATCTCGCCACGACGTTTAAGGCTGGTAGCGGCAAACTGTTGAAAATCTCCAAGGCGTTCAGCGTCGCGCAAGGCCTGATCAACAGCTACCGCGCCTTCACCGAAGTGCTGGCCGACCCATCACTGATTGGGCGACCGTTCCTGCGTACGGCGCTGGCCACCTCGACGCTGGCGTCCGGCTTGGCACAGGTGGCGAACATCAAGAGCGTGTCCGACAACGGCGGGGGCGGCGTGGGCGCAACCACACCGGCGGCGGGTGCCACCGCACCACAGCAGCCCGGGCAAAACATCGTGATCGACTTTCAAGGCGACACGTTCAGCCGGGAAAGCGGCATTGCGCTGATCGAACGCATCAACGATGCTGTCCGAGACGGCGGGCGAATTGAGGGGATCCTTGCGCAATGAGCGTTTACATCCAAACCGGGTTTACAGGTCTCGCTTACGATCTGAACCACCCGCGCATTGCACACCGGCGGCGCGGCGCGGCAAACGCTGTCGCATCGACTGAGGCGAGTGGATTTGCTGCACTTAATGCGGGCAACGTGCGCGTTGATAGCGCCTGGCGCCCGACCGCGTTGCCCGCCAACTGGTCCACCATCTTCAATTTACCACGGGCTGTCGGTTATGTCGGCATCGCGGCGCACGACCTCGGCACACAGAACGCCGACATAACGATACAGACCACATCGGACGCGGGGTCTACATGGGACACCGTAGCCGGCCTTGCTAATCTGACACCGACCGACGACAGCGCGATCCTGTGCCTGTTTGAACAGGAAACGTTTGACGGCTACCGAGTGCTGATCAACAGCGCCGACAGCGAACCGACTATCGCCAGCATCGCGGGCGGCCCGATCATGGAATGGCCGCAAAAATCGGTCTGGACCGGCACGCCGATCACCGAAGGCGACAGGATCACGTTTGCCGACAATATGAGCGACACCGGGCTATTGGTCGGGCGCACAGTAGTCAGTGACGGTCTGGAATTCCAAGTACAGATCGACAACCTGTCCGAAGCGTTTCGGACAGGAGATTTTGCCACGTTCAAGGCGTATGCCAATGGTGAGGATGCGCTGTTTTTCATTGCCACCCGACCGGGAGATTATCCGAACGAGGTGGCCTATGCATGGTCGTCGTCATTGGTCCGCATGTCGCGCGACCGTCCGAACAAGCAAATATCCGGCAGCGTGACGCTGGATCTGATGGGATATAGGCAAGACCTTGGCTGACGAATCCGCATACGGCCGCGAGACGGTTCAGATTGTCGAAATTGAGCAGCCGCGCTGCGTCAATCGCTTCGGCGTGGCGCCTTGCACTGCGACGGGCACCCCGAAGTGCTACAACGTTTATTGGACCTGCCTAGACACGCCGAACTATAACGGCACGGGGTCGATCAAGTGGCGGTTCAGTCGCCCTCAAGATCAATTGCGTTGGGTCTATGAGGAGACCGACGCGAACAACATCGCGACGAACTGCATCCCGATGGTGCGCAGCGTGTCGGCAACGTCCAGTCGGATCAATATCGGTGCGAACCGCAAGGGTGAAAGCCCACTGGGTACGCGCGCATCGGTGCGGATCCAGATGCAGGATATCCCGTGGGACGATCACGTCGGTGATTTTTACCTGGCCGACCGCACAGCGCCCGCCAAGCGTCCGGGTTTCTGGGCACTGTGGACGGTTCGCAACCCGTTTTATCCGAATATCAAGATCCGGGTCTATGAGGGCTACAAGGGGCAGGCGTTGTCAGCTATGCAGGTGCGCCTGTATGATCTGGAAAATGTAAGCGGCCCGGACGCCAACGGCAGGGTGACGATCACCGGGCGCGACCCTCTGGATAAAGCGCGCCGCCGCAAGGCAAAATTCCCGGCGGTATCACAGATTGATCTGGCCGCAGATATTGACGCGTCCACGCAGGTCATTCCGGTGACGTGCCTTGAAGCGCAGCTGACCGCGGCATACGGCAACACCGGCGCCACAAAATTTATCGCCATTGACGACGAAATCATCGAGTATACCGGCTATTCCGGGACGGAGCCGGATTTGACGCTGACCGGGGTACGCCGCGCCCGGCTTGGCACCGCACCGGCGGAACACTCGGAAAATGACGCCGTGCAGCGGGTTGGCCGGTATGTGAACATCCGCCCGTATGAGGTCGCCGAAGATCTGCTGAAAAATCACACCGAAGTCGATAACAGCTATGTGAACACCGGCGGCCAGTGGGACGATGAGGGGCAAAGCTACCTGTCTACCATCAAGGTTAGCGCGACAATTCCCGAATCCGAAGCGGTCGAGGATCTGCTAGGCGAACTTTGCCGCGACGGTCTGTTTTCGATCTGGTGGGATGAACGTTTGCAGCGCATCCCATTGCTGGCCGTCAGGCCGCCCGGGCAAACCCCCGTGGTCTGGACGGATGCCGAAAACGTGCTGCAAAAGACCTACAGCAAGACCGTGAAACCGGACGATCGGCTGACCCGTGTCAGCATATTTTTCAAGCCGCGCGACCCGTTCGCCGCCCAGGATGATGTCAAAAATTACGAAAACCGGCGCGTCCGCATAGACGGCGAAGTTGAGCTTGCCGAGGCGGCCGGGGGCGAAATCGTAGAAAACGTCATCTATTCGCGGTGGCTGCAGACGTTCGGCAATGCGTTGCTTGTGGGCGCGTCTCAGCTGCTACGCTACCGCCTGCCGCCCGAATACGCGACGGTGACAGTGGACGCCAAAGACCGGGACGCCTCGATCGGCGACGTGATCGATCTGGAAACCCGCCACCAGTTGGATACCGAGGGCAACCGCGTGTCCAAGCGTTGGCAGGTGATCGACGCCACCGAGACGAAAGCGGGTGAGAAATTGCAGGTCGAAATGCAGTCCTATCTATACGTCGGCAAGTTCGCTATAATCATGGAAAACACCGCGCCCATTTACTCGCTGGCGACTGCCGAAGAGCGCCTAAACGGATGTTGGATCGCTGAAAATACCGGGCTAATGCCTGACGGAACGGAGCCTTATCTTTTGCAATGATACAGACAAACGTTTGGTACAACACGACAAACAACCACCAGTACGAAGAAGGCGAACTCGGACACCGCTTGAATGGCAACCCGGTCGAAACCCGCCCGGATTGGGTTAGCGGGTTGCCGGATTACGTATTTGGCCCGCTGTCGCCTTGGTCTGGCGGTGATTGCCCGATCCCCCCGTCTGCAGAGGTGCGCTGCTTGTTTCGCGGTCGGCGACCATACATCGGTCCGGCGATCTGGCCTGAGCTGCCCGATTCTGGCAAGGCGGCAATGTGGCGCCATGCACCAGCACCGGGTCGGAGCAACCCGGCGTCTGACATCGTGGCATTTCAGGCGAGGATTGGCTAATGGCGTGGACAACACCAGATCTGAACGACTATCTACCAGGTGAGCCGTGGACATCCGCAAAGGCGCTGCTGGTCGTCGAAAACCCTATCGCAATTGCGAACGGCGACGATGGTGCGCCGCGCGTATCACCGAAGGCCTGGGGACATACTGCGTTCACTGATTCTGCGGTCGGCACCGTCACCCTGTCGGATTTCACCGGCTACGGCGGCGCCCAGATCGAAATCAAATATCGCAACGTCGCGGTCGGCACCACGTCGCTCGTCCTGTCTCTAAGCAACGACGGATCCACGTTCGGAAGCACTGCTGTGGTCGCCGATGTCCTCGGAAATGATTCTGGGACTGTGACACTGTTCGTTGACTTTGCCACCGGCGCCGTGCCGTCGGTGTGGCAAATGGCTGGCGGCGCCGGGACATATTCGAATAGTGCTGGCGTGCCGGGCGCCGACATATCGCACATTCGTTTTTTCGCAGGCGGGACAACCACAACGACGATCGCGGCGCAGGCTTTTGCAAACGCCGGAATCGTGGCATAGGGGTCAGACATGCCGACAAAAGCCGAACTGCAGAAAAGGCTGACCGCAGCGCGGGCCGACATTGAACGCGGTCGCAACCTGCGTGCGGATTTGGCCAGATCCCAAAAGGAACTGCATGCTGTTAAGCAGGAGCTTGCCGCGTGGAAAAATACCGCCGCACAGGAGGCCGGTCGCAAGCTGGCCGAGGCGATGACGGAGAATTCCAAATTGCGCACCGCGGCGCAGGAGGTGGGTCGTGAGTTGACCGAGGCGCTGGCGGAGAACTCCGAATTGCGCTCGGCAGCACAGGAGGCCGGTCGTGAGTTGACCGAGGCGATGGCGGAGAACAAGATGCTGCGCAGCCAGTATCGGCCGACAAGCGAGCAGGTAAAATCGTGCCTTGCGGAAATTGATCGCCTCAAAGCAATCATAGGGGGCGGCTAATGGCGATCTATGTATCAACAGATCCGACATTGCCGACGCTGGCGGGCGCGGTCGTTTGCACGTATACTATCCGGGAAAACGCGACCCAAACTGCAAGGATCGATTACATGTCATGCGGATGCTCGCAGAAACTCGACCTATGCATCGCGCAGGGTGCCGACAAGACAATCACCCTGCGCGATGCGCCCACGGTGGATTATTCGTCAGCTACTGAGATCATATTCCTGCTTAAAGAGTCCATCGACGGCGTTCAGATTTTCAGAAAGACGCTCACTGGCGGCGATATTGTCCTGGCGAATACGTATTCATTTACGTTCGATGTCGGCGGGACCGAAAGCGCGGCCATGACGCCCGGTCCAAAATACTGCGAGGCGTGGGTAATTTTGTCGGGCGACGAGCGCCGAATGGTTGGGAAGGGCGTGTTTCGCGTCGAAGATACTGCGGAGTTTGATTAATGGCGTTGACCGGTCACACAGAATGGGCGCGAACGAGTGCTGGCAGCATCATTGCTGGCGCCGCCGTCGAGGTACGACGGACCGCTGACAACAGCCTTGCGACGCTTTACACGGACGTCACGGGCAGCACGCTGATCAACAACGGCGTTGACTTTGTATCGGACGAAAACGGACGCTATGAATTCTACACCGAGCCGGATCGGTATTACATCCTCGTCGGTGTGGGCGCATCGCAAGTCAACAAGCCGCTTGACCTGACAGACGGTCGCGCGCAAGTTCCGTGGCCCAGCCGTGCGCAAGCTGTAACAGACATCGCCGGTGGATTTGAAGCCGCCGATGGGACGATAAAAAGCGACGGAACCGTGTTTTACATTGCGAAAGCAGGCGAGACAGTAATCAGCGATATGCCGGGCTGGCTGCCGTTTGGTCGCTTGTCGTCTTTGCATTTCAAGGAAAACACTACGCCGGGGACTACCGATATGACATCAGCCGTCCAGTCGGCGCTTGCATACGGATCTACCATCAAGCAGCCCGTGCAGATCAAAGGTGCCCAGGCGTTTTCATCTCGCATCACCATTCCGAACGATACCGGCCTGGCCGGAGATAATGAGCACGAAGACTATCTGTATGCTTTGGCGTCTGGCTTCACCAACACAGATGTCACCGCCCCTATTGGCGACGCCAACCTCTGCTTGGATTTCTCTGGTGAAACAGGAGGTGCGTTCACGCCCAAGGAAAATCAGACCTGGCGGGGCGTCGGTCTTGTTTATGAGACAACAGAGGGTCGTGTGGTCAATGCCGCGCAGGCACAAAACTGCAAGAATTTCAATGTGGATAAAATTCGGTTCGAGGGCTTTCCTACGGGTCGACTGCTGAAATGCGGAACGCTGACCGGCGATTGGAGCATAACACGCGTAGAGGCTCGTGATTGCACGAACTCCACCGCGCATGTTGGCGGCACCGCGACCAACATGCAGATTACAGCTGTTGAACTGGACAACGATATCACAAACAGCGTCCTGTCCACCAGCGGAACCATTCGATCCGTCTATGGCTACAATCTTCGCAACCTTGGCGCCGCCGCAACCCTTGCAGGGGGGATGCAGTCTGACGTTGTAAATGTGCAGCGCGGAGACAGACATCACATTGAAGATATCCACGGAGAAGACGTGGGCGAAGTGGTTGACACCTTCGCCAACAAATGCACAGGCGGCGGGTTTCGAGGTGTTCGAACCGAAGGAAGCGTCCTAAAGGCAGGGCACGGGGCATCTTGGAATACGTTCTACGGCGTTTCCGGCGAGGATTGTGGCCAGCAGGTGGTAGTTTTTTTTGAGGGAAACGGCGGATACCTTTCCCAAGCCACCGCAGGAAACCGGGTGTATGGTGTTTCCGCCACAGATATTGACCCTGATGGAGTGTACGGCGGCAGCTACACCACGGCATGTGTCAGGTTCGATGGCGGTGGAGGCGGCGTTGGGTGCTATGACAACGCAGTGTACGGCCTGAATGCAGATCCAGGCGTCAACGGTCGATACGCGGTTCACGCGGAGTCTGATACAGAACGGAACCTAGTCGAGGTCAATTCGTTTGTTACTGGAACTGACGGAATATTCAACGGCCCCGTTACGGTTAAGTTAGCGGTCCCGTCGAATGTGGTCGCACGCAACTCTGGGACTCAGTCTGTCCCGGTATCGACGCCTACTGTGGTCAACTTTGGGACGGTCATTTACGATGCGCGCGGGGATTACTCGTCACCGACTTTCACGGCCCCAATCGCAGGTCGTTATTCCATTGATGCCACTGTTGAATTCAATGCCAACACGTCCGGGAACATCGCCATTTATGTCGGCGGTGTTGAAATTGAGCGTGACAGCGTTAGCGTGGCGGCGGAGAACCCAACATTCAGCATCAGCAGAACGATGGACATGAGCGACGGCGACACTTTGACAATTGCCGTTTTGCAAACAAATGGAACACGGAACATCACAGCGACTTCTGGGCGTACGAAATTTTCTGCACGCATGGTTGTTTGATGACACAATAAGGGAACTGACGAAATGGCAACAGAACTTGAAGAAATCCGCAACGCACAAGTTGCGCTGATCGAATTCAAACGCGCGATGAAGGCGATTCAGAAATTGAACGCTGCAGCCGGGCGGCCCGATGCGGCGAACGCGGCCATGGGTATTTACGGCGCGGCGGTGGTCCTGCACTCAGAGGCGACAAAGGCACTGATCGAGCACTATCCGGAACAGTCCGGCGACGTGATCGCATTGGGTGGCGGTGACCGCTGATGTGGTGGTTTGAGCACGCAATTATGGGGGCGGTGTTCGCAGCGTTCGCCGCGTTTCTGCTCCACCGTCGGAATTACCTGTGGCTCGGGGCCGCGGGGCTGTCGCAGGTTCCGTTCTGGTGCGGCTTGGGCGCCTATCTCGCGACAGGGGATCGGACACCTGTCGAAATGAACCTGGCCCTAAATCTGATCGCCGCCGGAATGTTTGTCGAATGGGGGCACAGGCTGCGCGATAAGAAAAGTGGCGGCGTCGTCCACATTTGGCTCGGTCTATTGTTCATTTTTGCCGCGAGCCTTGATATACTCCAAGTTGTGTCAAGGTATCCGGGTTACGTCCTGAGCCAGGAGCTTGTGCACTACACCGCATTTTTGTTGATTGGTGGTCGCGCATATGTTCGAAAGCTTGATGGCAGTCATGGGCGCGATAGCCATTCATTTCGTTCTCAGACGGGTGGTTGATTGGTATGAGCGCAGAAAGAACAGTGATTGCGGCAGTCGGGGCAAACGCGGCGGCACAGGGCGGGACTAGCGCGGCATCCCCCGTTGTTCCGTTCCTTGACGTGACATTGTGGACGTGGACTATCAACGGTTCTGTTGCCGCAATAACCCCGCAGGCCCTGATTGTCGTCACCACCGGCGTTTTGTCATTGGCGGCGCTTGGGCGGTCTATTTGGAAAGGTGGCAAGGCGTGAAAACCAGCGACAAGGGCGTCATTGCCCTGATCGGGCACGAAGGGATTGTGCCCGGCCCGTATCTCGATTCCGTCAAGGTGCTGACCTACGGCGTCGGCCACACGGCGGCGGCGGGATCGCCTGACCCGGCCCGCATGGCCCCCGGCATGCCTGACGATCTAGACGCGGAGCTTGTGCGCGTGTTTGATGTGTTCCGGCGCGATCTTGAGAAATACGAGGCCGCCGTAGCCAGGGCGATCACGGTGCCGGTTGAGCAGCACGAGTTTGACGCGGCTGTCAGCTTCCATTTCAACACCGGAGCGATCCATCGGGCGAGCTGGGTCAAGTCGCTGAATGCTGGCGACCGCTCCAAGGCGACGGCGCAGATCATGAACTGGACAAAACCGCGCGAAATCATCCCCCGGCGCCAGTCCGAGCAGGAGCTTTTCGCAACCGGCAAATACCCGGCGCAGGGCGTGACCGTCTGGGCCGTGACGCCTGACAAGCGCGTGGAGTGGGTTCCGGCCCGCAGGCTGGATCCGCAGGAGGCCTTGGCGCTCCTGCGCGGGGCAGTGCGACCGGACAACGAGGTTGCGCACGGGAGCGCCGTTCCGTCGATCTGGTTGACCATCATCAACGCAATTTTCAAACTGTTTGGAGTGAAGAAATGATGATTTATATTCGCATGGCGCTATACCTGATCGGCGGCCTTCTGGCCGGTCAGGGTCTGGCAATCTTCGACGCAGAAGCCGGGACGATCACGTTTGAAATCGACAACCTAGCGCACGCGCTATCCGGCCTTGCTGCGTTTGTCGGAACGTTCGCTGTAAGCCGCGTTGCGAAGCGCAGAGGCGGCGCAACATGATTGGATGGCTGCTATCCGAGGCAGGTGGCTACATCGCAGCGTTTGTCGCTCTGGTGGCGTCTCTGGGCGCTGTGTGGCTGTCTGGAAGGTCTAGCGGGAAACGTAAGGCGCAGAACGATGCGCTGAAAGACCGGCTGGATACTGTGCAGAAGGCGAAGGAAATTGACGATGACGTTGAAAAAAGCAGCGACGATGCTGTGCGCTCTGAGCTTGATCAGTGGGTGCGTAAAGAATGAATGCGACTGGGCAACGCCGATCCGCCCTAGCGCCGCAGATGCGCTGACTGATGATCTTGCGCGCCAGATCCTAACCAACAACAAAAAGGGCGCCCAGTTTTGCGGCTGGACGCCGTAGGTTATTTTCCATTCAGTGCTGCGCGCAGATTGTTGCGAATGAGTATCGCCACCCCGCGAACGTCCTTGTCTGCTACTTGGTTCGTCTCTACGGCACCGCGTATTCCGTCCGCGTATCTTGCCGCCCGCTCCATTGCCTCCCGGAGCCGCTTGTTCTCCTCCTCTAGGGCGGTGATGGTGTCGGCGCGGGTGTTCCAAGCGCGATGAGGTGCGTACTCGTCATTTCTTGGTTGCCCTTTCTTGGCGTCTGGGCCGTAACATCCGCATTCAAGGCACTCCAAATACAGGCGCGACGTCTGAATGGTGTTGCTCTGGCCGCAGAACGGGCACGGTTTCAGTTCCGGTGCGTCACCCATCGCTCTGCTCCTCCTTGGCTAGGGCGCGGAGGCCCGCTTGCATTACACCGTCATAGAACGACGCCGGGAACGGCATCCGGCCTTGCTCGTCGTGAACGTAGTTGCACATCGCCTGCATGGCCTTTGAGTTGCCGTATCCTGCCCAGCGGTTTGCCAGCAGCACCCGCGCCGCCTCCTGCACGGTTACTTCGCGCTGTGCCGAACCGCGTATAATAGCCGATGCCTTGTCTGCGTGTTCCTGCCAATCTTCGCTCGGGGCGTCCATCTGGATGCTGCGGCTAGAGACAAATAGCGGGGCAGGGGTGGTGTCCTTGAGGGCGTCGATGGCAGCAGAAATTGAAGCGCACGTCGTCATGGAGATTAGGCGACATTGAGCGTCTTCGTCGTTGTTGCACAGTAGGCTTGCGTTCCGATAATCCTTGTGCATTTCATACTCGATGTCCACCACGCGCGCAGCTTCCTCCAGCGTCTCATTCCGGGCCGCTGCGAGTTGGTCGCGCAGGGCGTCGCGCTCAGCTTTCACCGCATTGAACTCCCGGCGCAGCTGGCGCAGTTCTTCCGTGTTGTCCTTGAGGGCCTTTTCGCGGAGAAGGGCGGCGTCGCGCTCGGCAACCACTTTATTGTGTCCGCCGATCATGCCTAAGAGGCAATCCCACGCGGCTTTCGCTGTATCTTCTGGGGACAGCTTGTCACTGACCTTGATCCGGCCATTTTCGAAAAATGTAAAGGCTGGCTCAGGAGAATCAAAGCGGTCAAACGCTACCCCCTTTGGCGGAGACTGCAGTCCGAAACTTTCGCTAACATCCTTGACAAAATCAACGCCTTCCCGGCTCGTGTCTGTGGTTGGTGGGGTCATTGGTCGTCTCCGATAAGCTGGTATCCATTTGGCATTAAGGCAGAATATCCGACTTCGCGCACAAGGTTCGCCGCATCATTTCTCAGTGGTTCGTCACTGATCCACCAGCGCCTGAAAAACGATCTCCACCCCTTCCGCTCGACGGCCATGTTATGAAGAATAGTGAGCGCTCTAATTTCTTGCTCTCTTGTCATCACTTCACCCCTAACGATGCGAGGATGCGGCGGGAATAGTCGGCTTGGGCAATCGCCTGAAACTCTTCGGGGTCAATGTACTCGTGCCATTCCACGGCATATCTAGTGCAAGCTCCATCGTCAGTCAGGTGAAGATACATCAGCAACGCTCCGCCAGCGCTGTCTTCGTCTTGGTGTATCGAGTATGTGCCGATTGGGGTCTTCGCTTGGCAAATCATTCCGTATTCACAGGCCCAACCCCACTCCAAAGGCTTCACCGCGCCCTTGAGCAGTTCGTAATCCGCATCGGTGGCGTTCCAGTTGTCTACAGCCCTGTTGCCGCAAATGGTTGATGCAATCTGTTCTCTCAAGCTCAGGTCAGTCATGGTGTCACCTCAACGCTATCGGCGCGACCCTGGGCAGTTTCGCGCATGTAGAACTGCCGCAGCTTATTGATCGCAGTCGGTTCGTCGGCACCTGTGGTCGTCAGCCACACGCCGTTATATTTCAATCGCACCAGATAGAGTGGGCCGTTCGTTTGCCGATACGCCTGGATCTCGGGGGTCGGACGGGCGTCCGGTTTCAGCACGCGCCGCGGCTGTCCGGGATCGTCCGGCGGTGCGGGCATCATGACAGCAGCGGGTCGTTTATCGCCAAACGTTTGCGATTTCGGTACGGGCATTTTCATTCTTCCACCGCCTTTTCCAGATCCTCATGGATGCTTTTCAGTTTTTCGGTCGCGTCGTCGGGAATCTCACATTCGGCAATAACTTCCCAGAGCGCGTCGGCAATCTTTTCGACATCGGAAAGGAGGTTGTCCAATGCGTCCTGTGCCTCGCTTTCGTCCGCACTGGCGCGCAGGTCGTCCAGTTCATCCCACACCCGTACCAGGTTCGGATGGAGTTCGCGCAGATAGTCGGTCGTGTCGGTCTGGTACTCGGTCAGCACTTCCAACTTGCGAGCGCTCCACGGCACAGGCATTTTCATGGCTGAAACCCCCACATCACGAACCCAACGGCAACCCAGCCGCCGACCAGACACAGCGCGCCGATCACGTCGCCCAGCGCCACATTGCGCATCGCTTGCTTGATCTGTTTCATCTCACATCCCCAACGCTTCGCAATACATGTACAGCACCGCCTCTTCTTCGGCGATGTCGTCCTTGTCCCGCTTGCGCAGGGCGATCACCTTGCGCATGACCTTGGTGTCATAGCCGCGCGCCTTGGCTTCGGCCATCACCTCTTTCTGCTGTTCGGCGATGTCCTTCTTCTCCGCGTCCAGACGTTCGAAACGTTCGACGAACTGGCGCAGTTCGCCAGCGGTCACGCGGTAGTTTTCCGACTTCTCGTCGGCGCCGCTGTTGTGCCCGATAGTGCTCATTCCGCTGTCTCCTTAATAGTCAAAATCGTTGCGGCGGCGTATATAATCGCCCCGCGCAGTTCGTTGATCGCCCGATCCGGTTCGCCGCGCTTGCACATGCCCAGCGCCTCCTGCGTCTTTTTCATGACCTGTTGGGCCGGGCCGCCCGGGCCGCACATACGCGACAGGTCCATGATCGGCTGATCCATGAACGGCTTGTCGTTGGCGTGCCGCTCCTTACCTTTGCCGTCCTGCGACTGTTTCAGCGCCTCGATCAACTCGCTAAACAGGGGCTCGTATCCTGGCACGACGCGGACGGGTAAATAATCGGTCGGGCAATGCTTGGCAAACTCGGCCAGCGGCGACGGTTCGCCATCCCAGTCGAGCGGTTCGAGTGCTTGGGGGTCGTCAGACATTGTTGAAAATCCTTCTCATATCGTCCGCAGATTGCGCGAATCCGGCAACGCCGCCGAATGCTGTTACGCTGTTCATAAACGCCGCCTGGGCCTGCGCGCGCCTGTCGCCGGGGGTCAGGTGCCACCCGGGCGTCTTGACCTCCACAGCGGCGAATACGCCCAGCGTCCGCCCGATGTGGTCGCCAGTGACCAGTGTCGGCACGATCCCGATCAGGTCTGACGATTTCCACGCAGCGTTTACCCGTGCGCTGTCGTTGCCCAGACCGAACCGTACATGGCGCGGCGGGGCGTTCGGGTTCTTCGGGTCGACGATCTGCGCCGCGCCGTTGTTGTTGCGCCACAGCGGCGCCCGGTACTCTTTCGAGGCGGTCAGCCTGATATCCGCCTGGATGGCGCTTTCCGACCGCTGACCCGGTTCGGGCTGCACGTAACTGTGCGGCTGAACCATTTCGTCAAACTCCTGTTGCGCTTGCGGCGGCAAGACGTGCCACCAGCGACGGGACCATTCATGCAGGTTCATTGTGCAACTCCTGCATGATCAATTCGAACCGCTGGCGCATGGCGCCTTGCCAGTAAGGGAAATCATCGGCCAGCCATTCGGTTGCCGTAACCCGCTGACCAAATGCCACATGCAGCGGGTCGGCGGAATCATACGGCTCCCAATCAGGTTGCGGATTGGCGATAAACTCGGCCTCGGCGGCAAGAATCGCCTGATCGTAAACGTGAACATCGGGCGCTTGCAGGGCGTTCATCCCCGCGACGCGACTGATGTTCAGAGCGTGACAAATTCGAGTCATAACGCGCGATTCAATTGGCGCATATGCTGCCGCAATCTCGGGCACCTTTTTCACAATCGGTAGCAGATCGCCGGTAAACGCCTCGGGCGCATCGTGCAGCCACAGTGCAAGCTGCAACGCTAACGGGGCGCCGTCCTTTCGCGCCTGATCGACCATGTGGACGGTGTGTTCGGCGACGCTGTAAAAGCGCCGCACGTCACCACCAAACCGACACTGCATCGATAGGTTTTTGCAAATTTTATCGAGCATCACACGTTCCACCGATAACCCATAAGGGTACCACTCATGCGGTCAGATGCTTTGAACTCGACCGCCATCGGCGCGCCTTCTTCCGCACCCGGCCAGATCTTGACCGCCTTTTTCGGCTCGATTACATCCGACGCCTTCATCAGTTTTTGAAACACCTTCGGGTCAAACGCGCACGGCCCGCCGACCTCTTTTTTCGCAATAACGCGCCTCCAGTCCGGGAACGTTCCGTCGATCTGCTCGAACTCACAGACCCCGACGCGCGGGCAGGTGTCGCCCGCGTTGTACGCCACGAATTGAAGAATGCCGGTCGCGGTGTCGCCGTACACCCAAATATCGCCCGCTGACGATTTCGCTTTAAACGCCTTGTCGGTCACATCGGTCGAGAGGATAAACCCCGACTCCTGCGTGGCACAGTCTTCGCCGACAAATGCGGCGTCCAAGGCCTCGATTGCCACCATCACATGCCCGTCAAGACCGACCAGCTTGATTGCGACATCGGCCCAATCAACAAACACGCCCCGCAGATAATAGCGCGTCTGTTCGGTGCTGGCGCATTGAAAAGCCGCACGAATGTCGTCCGCAGGTAGGAAAAATGTCGTCGCGGTGCGTTCGATTTTAACAGTCTTCATAATCATCTCCTGTTTCTGTTATCCTTTATTAGCCGGTTTAGATAACAGTGTCAACGCCGATCGTGGAAATTTTCGACGGATCGTGCCCGAACCGTTCGCACAGCCTGCGCAACTGATCGTGCGTCCCGGACCAGGCCAGATCCCGCGACCGCGTGTAGCCCCGACCGGACAGGTGGACATAGCCGTCCGGCGCAATTGCATTGACCATAGCCAACCGCCGTCGTTTTGCAGCGGCGACTTTCGTCACGTCTGCTTTCTGCGGACTGCGCACTGGCGCACGCATCAGGCACTCCTGCGCCGTTATCGTCCCCGCGCCGCTCTTGTGCCTTGAAAACTTATCGATGCACGACCGGCACCACGCGTTCAGATTGTTGTTCATGACCGACCGGAAATCGGCGACCGGTTTGTCCTGCTTGCACCTAGCGCATTCCATCGTAAAACCCCGCTTTCTCTACAAGTTCATTAGCTTTCTGGATGTAATAGTCCCGATCCAACCGGGACCAGTCGAAATCGTGCAAGTCGTTGCACATCGCAACCGACACGCCTTTTTCAATCGCCTGCGGTCGCTCGTGGTGTGGCAGCTTTTTCAGCGGCGCCATGATCTTCCACAGTTGCGCACCGTCACGGGCCGCATAGAACCGCCCGACGCGCTGTTGCTGCGCGCCGCCGGTGTGTCGAGTTCGTGTCGGGTGTTTACCGGTCTTGGGATGCGCTGGCGACAGCGCGTCGATATAGTCTTCAAGCTGGCCGCCCAGCATAACCCGGTCGCTGCGCTGCACCTTCAAAGAGTGCATGAATCGAAACGGATCGTCGCAGTCGTTCACGGTATCCGCGACCGGTACGCCGTTGATCATGAATTCCTCAGCGGCAATTGCGATGATCTTGCACGACTGGTTTTTGTGCCAGTTGCTGCCGGTGTCGAGTCCGTGCCGCCACTCATAGGCGCCCTTGCCCTTCACCTTGCCGCCCGGTTCAACTGCAAGGTAATTGTTCACGTCCCGCTGATAAATCGCCTGCCAGTGGTCCACGTCGAGCGACAGGCGAGTGATACCCTCCCACCATTCCTTGACCGCCATCACGGCACCCATGTGGTCGTCATCGACCGCCAGCGTCACGCCGTCCGTGTTGACGTTGAAGACCTCGACAGTTGGGATTACGGCCAATTTTTCAGCCAACATGCACAGCATCAATTGGCCGTTGACGGTAATCCCCAGCATGAATGCGTTGTCGTGCATGCAGCTATATTTCGAACCACCTTTGCCGAACACAGCGTTCAGGCCCAGTTTTGATGCTGTTTGCTTCACGTCTTCGCCCGCGCGCTTGTACGCCATCCGGCGCTCATACAGCGCCGCATATTCATCGACGAAACCCTGCCCGAGGTGTTCCGGCGCCAGCCCGTTCTTGATCGCGATGTTCGGGTAATAGCTGGACACATCGACGGTGATCACCTGGCGGCCCGGACGCGCCCGATACGTGCGATTGTGGGTCGCGGCGTGAATCCCGCCAGTGCCGAACACAAATTCAAGACCATGGCACGTCGCGGCTAGACCCTCGAAGACACCCTTAGTTTCGGTGATCGGCGGCGTGGTTTGAAAGTGCCGGTGGATTTCCTGAAACTCTGGTGTGTCGAACTGGATGTAGGGGAGGAGGATTTGCGACAGATCAATCTGCGCGCGCGGCGTCGTCCGTTTCGGGCCGCGCGATTTCGTGCCGGTGATCCCCGGCGTGTGTTTTTCCAGCGCCTCGATAAACAGGCGCTCGCCCATATCAATGTCAGATTTGTTTTCCAGATCAACACCGAGTTCCTGCCCAATATCCCACCGCATATCGTAGAGCTCTTTCGACCGCTTGTGAAATTCGGTTGTGGCGGCCACATCGTGCCGGTTGTACGCGATCAGGTCGGGGATCTTTTCGACCGGCAACGGCGCGTCAAAGTCCAATTCGAATTCGACCACGCAGGGCATTTTGAGCGCAATTTCCAGTTGCTTGAGAGACGTGCGCCGCGCTTGGTTGTCAAACCCGTGGATTTTCATCAGGTCACATTGGCGCACAAGCTGCCGATCTTCCCAGATCACATGCTTGAACCGGTCTGAGAAAGGCGCGTTCATGATCTGCTTCGATTTCATGAACGCATCGCCGGCGGTAAAAGACTGGTAGCCTAACAGGAAATTAATCACCGGCCAGTCATACGCCATGTTGTTGTACCCGACCATCCGCACTTGCGGAAACTGCATCAGCGTCCGAATGAATGACAGAAATTGGACGGATTGGTTTTTGCGCTCGCTGACCTCAAACAGCCATTCGGTGCCGCTTTCGACGTGGGCAATCACGCAAGTAAAAACGTTCGGCAAACATTCAATGTCGTAGGTGTAGAAAATGCGTCCCATGTCGCCCCTCGTAGGCCCGCAATGTCACCGGCGACGGGTGTAGCGTCGCCGGTGACGGTCCGCTGGCGGCAAGCGCGGGAGGAAAACCCGCCGCCAGCTACCGCAGGCTATCAGCCTTGCGGGTTCATGTAACCGCCGTATTGCCCCGGCGGCTGATTACCAGGGGATCCAGTCTCCCCAGGCTGACCACTCGGCGCGGGCATTTGCGCGCCAGAGTTCATAGGGTCCGGCTGCTGCGTCTGCATGGGCTGCTGCGTCTGCATGGGCTGCTGCGTCTGCATGGGCTGCTGCGTCTGCATGGGCTGCTGCGTCTGCATGGGCTGCTGCGTCTGCATGGGCTGCTGCTGGCCCATGCCGCCCAGTGCGCCGGTCGGCGCGAGAGGTGTCTGTGACATACCGGCGGGGACGTAACCGCCCGTGCCGCCCTGAAACTGCTGTTCAAGCGACGGGCCGCCGGTGATCGGTTCGCCGTGTCCGATCAGGCAGATTGTTTTCGGGTTCAGGTAGACCCCGGCGGTGTGGTCGATATTCCCGTTCGCGCTGGCCGAATAGGAAATCTGCGCAAAACAGCCCTTGTACAGCTCATCCTCGCCGCAATCGACAGGTACGTTCGCACCCGGCGGAAATTTGGCCGCGCGCATCGGGATAGTGGTCGAAAACTTGAAGATCCAGCAACCTTGGCCGTGCGGCGTGCGCGGCTCCTGTTGGCCGGTTTCAGGGTTGACGATCATTTCGTCGCCGTCCTGCACCTTCCAGGAAAATGCAGTCGCGCCAAGGCCTATTTGAATCTGCTGCATCACCTGCGGGTTCGACGCGTAACCGGCCATTGCCGCTTTTTGCAAAATGCCAAGCATCTCGTTCACGCCGGGGGCGGACTTTTCCACGGCCAGCCCGACAAAATATCGTTGCTTGTTCGGCTCAATCGGGCGGTTGTGCTGGTCGGTTGTCCCTTTCTGAAACAAACCTTCACGCGGGTGCATGATGATCCGGCCGACCGGGGTCGTACCGTATTCTGTTGGATAGTTAGCCATTTCTCAACCTTTCTTGAATTGCCGCGCAAGGTCGCGCGGGTCGAGGGGTTCCAGTTTGTGACCAATCGTCGGACGAACCGACAAAACGGACAGCTGCTTTTCGCTTGCGCCCGCCGCCTTCAATTGGGCGGGCGTCATGTCGGCCTCTCTTACCGGGTCGATGCCGGTCAGCGCGCGGATCGTTTCTCGCGATGCTGTCAACTTCCGGTGTCCAAGCCGCTCTTTCAGACCCCAACCAGGGATGTGATCGCCACCAGTATGCCGCGCCAAAGCCTCAGCCTCCACGGCACTGGCCGCTGCGTCAATCACCTTTTTCGCATCGCGGATGAACGCAAGGCGCTGGGCGATTTCTGCCGGGGTCATTTCACGGTGGCGCGTGTCTTCCACCATTGCGATTAGATTTGCCGATGTGGCTGCCAACGCCGCGCACCCGGGCGCACCGTCGCAATCGAGGCAATGCGCGCCCGGTGTCGCAACCGGGTTCGGTCGGTGACATTCCCCGGCCCGTTCCGCAATCCACGCGCACCGTTCCTGAATTTCCGCAACCGTCCAGCACTGCCGCCTGTGGATGCCGTCCGGATGAAACCCGCGCGGTTGATAAATTTCCGTCCACACCTCAGTCACGATTCCGCCACTTGCCAGCAACTCGGCCAGCAACGCTCCGGCATAAATCACAAGCTGATTGGAATCGGCCTCAATTGTGCGAAACCCGTATTTCAAATCACGCACTTTAAGGACGCCGTTCAGATACGACGCAGCGTTGTCCAGTGTCCCGGCAACTTTATCCGACAGCCTGACAAACCGTTCCGCGCTGACGAAACCGCCATCAGCGCGGATCATGTCAACGTAGCCCTGAACGCGCCCGACCATTTCGTCGTCCACTTCCCAGCCGTTTTCGTGGCACTCGCCGATCAGGTCGGAACAGCGTAGGGCGCGCCCGGTCAGCACCAGTTCGGCAACCCACGCCGCGCATGTACCTTCCCGCGCCGGATCGCCTTCCGGCCTGACCGGCGCGCGGCTGGCGAACAGGGGCGCCGCTGAACATTTCGTCCAGCGATTTGCCCCTGACGGTCTGGTTTCAACCGGGCGCGTCATCAGCCTGCCGCCGCCATTGCGCGCTGCACCGCGTCCGGGTGTCCGGCGCCTGCATCAATCGCAGTCATGTACTGCCACAGCCGGTCGATGCTGGTGAGGTTCGTTTCGAGATCTGCGTGATTGATCGCGAGATCACGATACACCGCCTCAAAGTCTGCGATTTTCCCGGCGTTCATCATGCCGACAAAGCGGTTTGCCATTTCCTCATAGCCGACCGGCGCTTGCGGCGTTGTGGGTTCGGGTGCAGCGGGCTGCGGCGCAGGCATCGGCATGCTGCCCGTCGGGGCGGGTGCGGCGGACTGCTCCGGTTCAGTCGTCGGGACCATCGCAGCGCCGGACGCTTCGGTTTGCTCTGCCTTATGGGCGGCGATTGCGGCTTCGTATTCGTCCGACCGCCCTTTGCGTGCCCGCCAGGAACCATCGGCGTTTTTCGCTTTGGTCGATGCGTGAATTTCACCGTCCCACACCATACCGTGAATATCCACCTCTGCCGGATCTGCGGCGGGTGCCGGATCTGCGGCGGGTGCCGGATCTGCGGCGGGTGCCGG